TATCTTTTACCAAACATCATTTTGGTTCCTTTCTTTTCATAACCTGGCCAGCACTTTTGTGCTTTCTTTTCATCTATTTGAACTTCTTCATACTTGTTTCTACCTGATGGTGAAGGTTGTGTACTATCAAAATGAGGATTGTTTTTAGCAGCATCAGATTGTGCATCTCTTTTTTTAGTAAGCATTTTTGCTTTCTTGTCAAGATAATTCTTCATCTCAACTGATTCTGATTTATTACCCCAGTTTGCAGCTCCAACTTTACGACACTTGACTAATGCACCTGATGCATATGCACTTGGCCAAACTGAATATCTTGACTTAACTTTATGATAGCAAGCATCTTTTGTACCACTACCCTTACCTTTCTTATCCTTTGCCTCTCCTAAAACTATTTCATCTCCGACTTCTACATTATGCTCTGCGAACCAACCACGATTTGCTTCGATTGCAAATAATACTTTACCATCTGAATATACAGGTAAACTACTATATGGTGTTAATTCCTTAATACTTTCAATAGTTCCATCTTCTTTTATAAATGCAATATCAAGTGGAATACAAGTATTCTTCATATGGAATGAATGTTGACCAACTTCCTCAAATATAAAGAGCATCCCTTTATCTACGTCTAAACTCTCACGGAACATAAGTCCAAGTCTAAATGTGCCCTCTGTATGGGGTATCTCAACTTGTAATGGTAAATCAATATAACCTTCACTTGTTGTAGTAGTATGTTGTTCATCAGGAGTATTTGATGCAAGATTCTTTTTCATTTGTTTCTTTGAAATTTTTGGTCCTCCTATTGGATCACCATACTCATCCCTTTTGATCTCTTCATTCATTTTCTTTTTTGGTTTATCAGTTGAAACATAAGTTGGTTTTGCAGCACCAGTTTTTGCCTGTTGACCAGGATCTGCTTTCTTCTTTCTTCTTGATGCAGAGAGTCTTTCTGCTTTTGTCATACTTGCTCTCTTTGATGATGATACACATTTTGGTGTACCTTCACCAGGTTTGTCACTAGCACAAGTTCCTCCTGTGACAACATTAACCCAACCAGGTTTGCCATCTTTGGATTTTGAACCTTTAAACCACTTATGAAGTGAACCCTCTTTTACTGATTGTTGAAATGCTTTCTTTACTTCAGAAACGCCAATAACATCAATTACCTCTGCAAAGGTTTCTCCTTTTGAATCTTCGATAGTAACAGAATCACTCATTAGAACTAAGAATCCTCTTTATTATTTAGTATTCCTTGTTTTAACATCTTTGATAACTCAGATGTTGATCCTACAAACAGTGCGTTATTAGTCACATTATTAGTTGTTTGTTTCTTATCTTCGTCCACTTCCTTAACTTTCTTTTGAAGATCCATTAATTTATCAGTGGTATCTGCAACTGATTTTATAATTTGACCTGCAACTTCATATGCTCTGGCACTACCACCTTCACCAGCAACTTCTAAAATACCGTTAAGTGCTTCCTGACCTTTTTCGACTAACGAATATAAATTTGCACGAGTATAATCATAGTCCTTTTTGACATCATCTTTACTAGATTCTACCTTTTGTGGTTTACTAGTTGGAGTGACATCAATCGCACTACTTGTGTTTAACGCTTCATCAATAGAATCATAGTTAGTCATGGTATTCATCCAATGTCTCTTTGTTGTGTTGGACTAAATGTTCTAGAATCTTGGAACACTTCAAGGTTTCCATTAAATCCAAAGTCATCATCAGGTTCAACAAGTAAATCGTCAGCTGCTGTTAATACATCAATTGATGCTGATGCAATATGTGTTGCAGCAGTGCTTTGATAACCTCTGAATACTGTAATTGTATTCGCATCAACGATTTCTTTAATCTTCATTATTTCTTTATCTATAATAATTCTCATACCCACTGATAGAGCGGCAGTTGAAGTAACATCAAATCTGGTCTTAGTTTTACTTAAATCTGTCTTCAATTCTGCTGTATTATCATCATTATAATCTTTAAGTGCCTGTGGAGTTGCAGAGTATCTAAGTTCTCTTCTCGCATTCTCAGTATCAACAGATGCATGATAATCGACTTGTACTTTCTTGATAAGACCCTCACTAGAATCAGATACAGGACCAAAGAGATAAGTTTTAGCAGTAAAGTTTAATGTGTATATGAGTGCTCTTCGTGTTGCAAAATCACCTTCATAGTCATCTTGAAATGAAATATTATCTAATACGATTGGAACATCTCTCTTTTCCCCAATTACACTTACTAAATCAATAGTAACATTAAATGATGGTTGAAAATATGGTAATATCTGTTCGATTATCTGTAATGCATCATCGTTCAATTTAACAAGAATATTTAATTCAAATCCAAGATTGTATGGAACTGGCATGAATACTTTTCTTAAATTACTTCCATCTGATGCCTTAAATGTTTGTGTTATCCCACCCTTTCTTGTCGCATCATATGCAATATTAGTAGTTTCAAATGACATTCTTGGTAATGTAATTTGAACTGCACGATTTAAATCTGGTTGTTGTTCTAATCTTGCTAGGAATTTTTGCATAGGACCATAAGCAAGAGGCACTCTCATATCACTTGTTTCTTTTCCTGCACCATCTCGATGACGTATATGAATGTCATTAAAAATTGTACCAAAAGAAATTATGGTTTTTCTGAGTATTTCGTGGTAATAGTATTGTCCTAACATTAGAATGTACCGAATGGATTACCTTCTGAGAAATCAAGTATATCATCTGCTTCAGTTTCGATGATTTCATTTGACTCAAAGGTTGTGTCTTGATTTTCTTCACTAAAGAAATCTAAAGCATAGTTTGAGAATACAGTAGATCCAAAAGAGATAGAAGTTGTAACACCAGTAGTATTTAACGATAATGAACTTATATTAATTGAACTTGAACCAATACTTGTAACAGTAGCACCAGTTCCTACAACAATAGTTTGACCAAATTTAATTTGATTTATTTCTTGATTTAAACTAATACCTGATGTATTAATACCAGTAATGAGTGTAGTTGTTACACCAATTGTTCCTGTTACTGTTGAATCTACAGTAAAGAAGGTTGATTCAGTTGCTTGAATAATTTCACCAGGTAGGAATGCCTTTGTAGTTGTTCCTATACCAACATTTGATATTTTGAGTATCCTAGTATCAGTATCCCATTCTTTAACTATTGCTTCAACACCAGAAGAAAGACCTTTAACAACTTCACCTCTTTCAAAGTTACCTACACCATTAATTAGTGATGGATTTGAAATAGTTACAGTCGGAGCAACAGTGTATCCAACACCTGCATTTCTAAGTCTGATATCAGATATTGTATTATCTGCAAGAAGATTAACTTCAGCAACAGCTGGTATTACATTATTTCCTGTGATTGTTACAACTGGTTTTGATCCATATCCAATACCATTATTTGTAATAGTAAAGTCAACAATACCAAAGTTTGATAGTTCAACAGCAGCAGTTGCAGCAGCACCTACACCTCCACCACCTGTGATAGTAACTAATGGTGCCTGTGTATAACCTATACCAGCATTTGTTAGTTCAATTCTTTCTATTGAAAATACCCCACCCTTTGTTGTGGTTATTGCAACAGCAGTTGCACTTACATTACCTAGACCAAATGGAGCAGTAGAAATAGCAACAGTAGGAGCACTTGCGTACCCACTACCATCATCATTTAATACAATTTCACGAATATAACCTTTATTTAATTGACTAAGTTGTGCATTTCCAGTTGCAGTTACACCAATTCCAATTAATTGAAGTGTAGATATATAACCCAAATCTTCAAGTTGCGAATCAATCTCTTCAATATCAGTATCAAATACTTCATCTTCGTATTCAAATAGTTCACATTTAAGTTGATATACGTAATTTTTTCCTAACTGATAGAATGGTTCTTCATGTTCTACAAACTTAACTTCAAATAATCTTGATCCTAGTGGAAAAAATATAACATCTCCTTCACGAGGTCTTGTAGATAGTTCGTAATCTTCATCTGATTCTAAAAATGGTGATATAAAATCCTCAAATCTTTCTTTTGATATTGTAAGTACAAGTTCATCTCTTAAACTCACACCAAATTTAGTCATGATGTCTCCTTGTCCACCATAACCTTCATAGGTGTTTACATACGCTTCTAATAAAAAATTATCATCAAAAGCAGATGATTGAACTTCTTTAATTATTGTTTGTTTTCTTACAAATTTTCTTGGAATATATGTAACTTCAACACCGTAAATTTGAAGTTGTTCATTTATTAAGCTTTGAACGAGTCTCTGTTCACTCTGAGATCCTTGTAGAAAAAAGGGATTTAACGCCATCTATCATTACCCAATAAAATCAAGAGGTGGTAACTCATATTCGAGCATCATCTTCTCTTTAATTCTTTCTAAATCTCTTTCTGCATCATCATATATTTCTCTACCATTAAGTTCTAAACCACCTGGTAATTTAACTCCTCTAAACTTAATTAAATTTTGTCCCCACTGTCTTTTAATTAAAGCAGTTAGGTACAACTTAACAAAGTAATCATTATATACTTGAGTAAATGATTCTGGATCTAATGCTCTGTGGCAATCTAAAACTAAGAAGTTTCCTGCTTTTTGAGCACCCCAATCAATGTCTAAGTATAATCTATCTTGTCTTTTATTAAATCTAACTTGTGCTTCTGGTGTTAGTAAAAAATCAATATCTTCAAGACGAGTTTTTGTCATTGCATATTGAAGAAGTTCAACTGAGTTAAAATAATACAAATCATTTAAAAATAACTGATACTTAATACTAAACATGCTACCAGATATTGAACTGGTATCAAATTTAAATATCTTGTTTACTCCTACAACAGAGTCAGGTATTTGTAAAAAATTTGAGTTTTCGTAAAATGTTGTTGTGGTAGTTCCGTATCCAGGTATATTTGTTGATGTTGTTGTAGTAGTTACTATACCAACACCTGTTTTACTATTGATTGCACTCTCACCAGGAACGTCTGCTCCTATACCTCTATCAATATCTCCCTGTGTAATTTCATATTTAAGATACATCCTTTCAACACCATCAAAGTGTCTTTCATTGAAAAGTTGTATCGCATCATCTACTAAATCATCAACTTGATCATCATCAACGTTTATCTCCAAGACAGGAGCACCCAACTTCCTAAAACAGTAGTCAATTAATTGTTGTCTAGTTGCTGGTTTTGCCATCTTCTTCTTCGATCTCTGCTAATAGATTTTCGTATTTTTCTTGGTATTCAAGTTTTTCTGCCATTAATTCTTTTTGTGCATCTAAATGATCTTGAACAGTCGTTTGTAATTTTGCTTCAAGAAGAATATTTTGGTTGGTTAATGTAGAAATTTTTTGATTATATACTTTTATTAAAGTATTCACATCAACATCATTAGTTTGTGCCATAGTTTAAAAAGTCCCGCCATCGAGAGTATCTGTCCATTTTGGTATGCCAGAGGCATTAGTTGTAAGTACAAAGTTTGAAGTACTTATACCAGCAGCAGTGCCAGCAGCACCAACTTGCTTACCTGTTGTATCGAAATAAACGATACCATTTCCAGTAGTGTCATAATCACCATTCTGGAAATATATTCCTTTAATATCTAGGAAACCTTTTGTACCACTTACTAGATTATTTACGATTGTGGCATCAGGTATGTAAGTAAAAGATCTTTCTGGTGCGTTACTTGCATCACCAGTTAAATCGTGATATCCAAAGAAACCTGTTTTGTTGTTACCTGCACCTGCACTTGTATTGTAATTAAATGCTACACCACGATCAGTGTTTGTGTCAACATTTGACGTAACTGTTAGTTGAGTAGTTGTTGCAATACCACCAACTTGCACAGATCCATTAATTGTAATTAACTTTTCAGTTAAATCATAAGTTGCAATGGTTGTACCAGAACCTATGTTAGTACCAGTTATACCATCACCTGTGTTAATTCCAGCAGTTGTATCAACCTTGATTGTACTGACACCAGCAACTGCTGTCATCATTACGGTTCTTGTGCTTGTTGTAATACCTAAGT